GCAGGGTTGACACCAGTAACACCTGATGTAAGATTACCTCTTGATTCGATAGCAGCAAATAAACCTTCAGTACCAGCTTCATTTCCATCACCACCTAAAATTAAATCAGCGTCGTTAGTTCCTGAAGCTTTTACACCTTCAATCATTGACATTTCTAAGTAATCAGTGAATCTAGCTCTTGTGTCAGCTTCAGCCTTTAAATACCATAGATATCCAGAAGCACCAGTTTCACTTGTTACTTCAACCCAACCAATTCTAGAAGCATCTGATCCAGACACCTCATAGTAATCTTTTAAAATAATTGGTTTATTACTAAAAGTTTGAAACTTAGGTTCATTAGCTCCTCTTTGATCTGTAGCTGTACCGTAAGCACCAGCGTCAGTATAACCATCAGCCGTTAAATATGATCTACCTTTTTCAAACTCAGAACCATAAACTAATATAGTACAGTTGTCAGTTCCATCAGCTATAACAGAATCGTTTGCATCGTAAGGTACAACTTCAATGTTTGTTGAACCAGCAGACGCTTGAGTAACGATACCTTTAAATGTTTGACCAGTTCCACCAGCAACAATAACAGTATCGTTTACACGTATACCGTGGTTATTACCTGGATCTTGTCCATCCATATCAGTTAATATTTCTATCTCACAACCAGGATTGTCACCACCAATTCCTTGGTCAGCATCAATCATAGAACATTTATAAGATAGGTGTAAACGACCTTGCTCAGACCAAACAACTTGATCAGATGTCATAGCCTCTTCTGCACCAACTTGAGATAAAAAACCTGAAATTGTTCTCGGTCCGAAAACTTCAGCTTCTTTTTCCATTAAGTCAGGCAGGTATTGTTGAGCCCACGTTGTGTCCGTAGTACCCGTAAAATCTAAGTAATTAGAATTTAACGCTTGCTTTTGTGGAGCTGGCGTACTATTCAAACTACCTCCTGCAGTTATTGCCATAATTTATAATTTTTTTAAGTTAATTTTTCTTTCTAATTTTAAAAGATCTATTTTTAATATCAGAAGAAGTATCACCTAAAACCTTATACTTAACGCCCCCAACGTTAACTTCGCCGTGTGTTTTTCTAGGTTCTAAATTAATATTTTTATCTCTAGCAACTCTAGCTTTAGTAGCGTCTGCTTTGCCTTGCTCATAAAAGTGCTTAGCAATAGCATCAGCATTCATAGCTGTAAATAAAGACTTATGATAACCTGCTGCATCTTCTATTGTTGAATCTTCTCCAACAAATTTATTAATAAAATTATTAATATCGCTTTGAGTTGTCTTAACTTTATCCACGTCTTTAACATTAAACCTGTATTTCTTTTCACCAACTTGATAATCAAAACCTTTGAAATCTTTGTTGAAAACATTTTCGGTTCTTTGTTGAAACTTTCTTTTGTTTGCTTGAGATAGTTTCTCCTGATCTTTAGATTCTTTATTGTATCTATTAAAGAAATCAATAGCTTTTTGTTGTTCATTGGTCAACTTTGACCCAGCTTGATATCTTCATAGTATTTAGACTTTTGCCTGTCTAAGTGGGCTCTAGCCTCGGCAACTTGCTCTTTGAGGGCTATTTTCTTTTTACGTATTTCTTTTTCATCTTCAATCTCTTCATCATAACCAAAAGTTTCTTCTAATAAAAATGCTCTTTCTTCTGCGGTTAAATGAGATTTAGTTGCTCTGTAGTATTCATCTAATACATCAGAGTCATCCATTTTAGATACGTCTTTATTTAAATTTACGTAGTCTTGTAAATCACCACCAGTTTCTTCCATAAAATCTACAAGCTTTTGTATATTTTCAGGTAACGGTTTACCGGTTGCTTCTGCTTCAGCTACAGCTTCTTCTATTTTTTCTTCAACTTCTTCAACGTTTTCTTCTGTAATTTCCTCGTCTGTAACTTCTTCTAGAACAGGTGTTTCTTCTTCAACTACCTCTTGTTCTTCTTTAGCAGCTTCTGGCTCTTCATTGACTACGACCACTTCTTCTTTGTCAGTGGGTTGTTGCTCAACCTCTTCACTTTCTTGAGTTGGTGGTTTACTTAAGTCTACTTTAATAACGCTATCATCTCCAGCACTATCAAATTTAGATTCATCTATTTTATTTTCAACAACCTCTTCTTTTGGTTGTTCAACTTGTTTTTCGGTAACTTCTTCAAGTACCTCTTTATTTTCTTCTGCCATAATAAAATTTTATAAAATATTAAATATTAGGATTAAAACCGGTCAATACCAGCGTCTCCCGTAACTATATCATTACCTGATGACTCAAACTTTTTAAGTGAATCACCTGTACTTCTTTGGTCTATCATTTCTTTTTGGTGAGCTGCTTGTCTATCAACTCTTTGGTCTTTTCTATCTTCTCTAACTTGTTCTAATCTACTTGCGACCTCTCTTTCCATACCTTTTAGTCTAGAGTTTAATTCAAACTCATAAGCCATTAAATCTTTTTTAACTTGAGCTTCTTGTTGTAGGTATTGTATTTTAAATTGATTTTTAGCTTGCTCTAATTGAGCTTCAGATTGAGTTTTAGCTTGATTTTTTTGAACCTCTGTTTGAGCTGCAACTTGTTGAGCTTGAGCATTTGCCTGTGCTTGGGCTTGTATATTTTGCTGTTGTATTAATTGATCTCTTTGAGCTTTTCTTTTACGCTTAACTTTTAACAACTCATTAGCTAGTTTAACATTTCTAACGTTACGTAAATCAATAGCATCGTCAAGATCAATTGACTGTTGAGCTAATGCAGCTTGTATATTGTTTTCAAGTATAGCTTTTTCTTCTTCATCTGGTAATAATTCTATAAATATACCAAAATCATAAAGATGTAGTTCTTTCATTTCATCTAGAGTCGCCACGTTGTGAGCACCAATAGCTTGTATAAAAGCTTTTTTAGTTGGTGAATACTCTATTATATCTGCTATCCTTAATGATAAACACTCAGCAGACTCA